ATCAGCAGTTGTTGGTTCTGCATCCAGATAAGCTCTAGCTATTAATCTAATAACATTTTCAGTACTTTTCTGATGAATTTCTTCTAGTCCTTCTGTTAGCCAGCGTATTTTTTCTTCATTCCTCATCTTTATACTCCATTCCTACCTTTATTTTAACACTAGGTTCATTAGGTTTTCTGGGTTTAAACACTTTTTTAGCGTGATTCTCTGCCCAATTCATCAAAGCTCTTCTTTTACGAGCTGACATTAGTTTTTTTGTTTGTATTTTTCTCATCTCTTCTCCGCAATTATCGCATACACCACTTTCGTTCATTGTGTAACCATCACATTCGTGACACATAAAAGGTGTAGGCATAAGTTAATGGGCGGCTTCTAGTTCGCCAACCAGTCAAAAATCGCTTTCATTGTATTGTCCATTCCTCTCGCCGTTAGGGTCATCGAGCAAATGTGCCATCCAATTTCATTCTTTTTTCTAAGCCGCCCAATACTGATTACTTAGTTCTCCAGATTCTGGTACCAAGTACACTATTCTCTTCCCTTTTACGGCAAGAAAATTTCAAAGTCGTGTTATTTTCAGTGTTTAACTGTTTTGTAACACGATGAACGCCGCCTGCCACACTTGTGGTCTTGATGACCTTAGCGGGAAAGAAGACAGAGTCTCCAACTTCCATATTGGTCAAGAAATGCCAGCGGTAGTTTACTCCGCCTTTATTATGGGGCATCCGTTTCGGAGGTATTGCTACTTCCTTTTCGATTACTGGTGTGAAATTTTTCATTTCAACTCCTTTGTTAATCGTCACAGACTTTGCAAGCTTTGTACGGTTCTGAACATCTGTCTCCCTCGTCTGTTGAGGGCTTGCTATATCCAGACCAACCTGCTTTATTGCGCAATTCTTTTGCTAGATTCTGAGCCAGAGACTCTTCTTCTACATCTGTACTTACAAATGATTCTAACGCTCTCAAGATAATAGATAATTCCTCATCTTGGAGTGTGTGCTTTGGTAAATTACTTGTTTTCGCCATACCAGCTGTCGTAAAACTCAAAGAAACCTTGCTTGGTTTCCTCTAGCTTTTTCTCTATGCGTGCTAATCTAACAATGATACTTATTAACAAGCAAAGAGTAAAGAAGACATAGAGCTCCCACGCTGGGAAGTTTTGTGCTTCTACGGCTGACTCAAACCAAAATTGTGCCATTATGCTTCTCCTGTTGTTCTTGGGGTGGTTGAAAAGTGTTTAGCGTCTATCATTTTAGCCAAATCTTGCAATAAGACTTCAGCTAATTTGTTATACTTTTTATCAAGATAAAATGTTACTATACCACAATCACCATCCTGTTTTAATACTGCCCAGACATACCTAGTTTCACCGTGTAGTCCAGACATAACAAAGTCTCCATAATAATGCTTCCAGTTAAATTCAAACTGTTGATACAATCCTACTGCATCTATAGTTTCTAAACCGAAATCATTATTAGTGTTTATGGAAACTTGAAACTTCTCTCCATTTGGAAGTTTTATTGGGACACTACCTGCCGTTTCTTCGCTTTGACTATGAAATTGGTCAAGGTAGTATTCGTAATTATTACTCATTGTCTCTCAATTTGCTGTTAACGATAACAAGTATTAATACGAATAAGTTTGACATAAATATATATATGTCTGTATTGAGAAAGTCCATTAGTACCTTCCTCCTTTCGCTAGTTTTCTTAAAAGATAATCACAAAGCTCTTCAGGCTGTTCTCTAACCCAGTCCATTATATTCATAAAGTCACTCTCATCCAGTGGGCCTTTACGAGTATTGCAAGTGCGGCATATCAGCTGTAGGTTATCTACGGTGCTGGGGCCTTCCTTTGCTAACGGAACAATATGGTCACAAGCTATAGTCCTTATGTTTAGTACCTTTGGACAGTACTTACATTGTTTTCCATAACTTTCATAAAACATAAGCTCTAGTTCTTCTACTGTGACGTTACAATCAACGCCAGCAGTCTCACTACGCTTTTTTAATGAGGACTTAAGTGAAGAGATTTTTCTCCTCAGCTTTTTATAAGCTTGTTTCCAAAATGTTCTGTGGACAGGTTCTAGTACAACCTGAAATTGAGCCTTTGTGATTTTTGCCAAATTACTTGCCCATATCCTTTACATAGATAGTTTTAGGGGCATCTGCAAAATACTTAAAGAGAGCTGGGCATAACCAGACATTCTGACCATCTTGGTCGTCGTAGTTACTTCCTGCTAATCTATCTGTATCTTGAAGTTCTAGCTTTACATCGTATCCCGGAATTTTATTTGCCGAGAATGATATAACGCAAGAATTACTGTTTCCAGCGAATTTGTCAAGGAAACGATTTGCTCCACCAATAAATGGTTCTCTGATTAGCCCAGTAACTGGGTCATCAAATGCAAACATTCCTGCCCCTATGCGATAGGGGTTAATTGTCATAATACTATTGCGTAAGTGAGTATTGGGCGAACTGATTCCCAGTGCGTCCTTTAACCATTGTAGTTGCAATGTTATAACCTTCCTTATGTCTTAATTCACTGATTACTGCCGCTAAGCGCATACATCCCCAAGAGTTCATAGCTGTCAATGGTGTTATCTTACCACCTTTTAGCAATGCCTCCAAGACATATGTCTTTTGCGTTTTCTTTCTATTGGTCATTATGACCTCCTTACTCTTTTGATTTTCATTATGTCAACTCCATCAGGCAATGGTTCTCCAGCTTTATCAGCGGCCATTGCATCTGCCCTTGCGGCTTTCTTATCAATCTTATCAATAATCTCCACCGTTTTATACTTGCCATCAAGGTTTTCGTTGTCAATCACTACTGGGCCATATGTTTCATACAGCTTATAGCGTGCGGTATCTGTTTGCCAGACACCTTTGTCATCACCAACTTCTTCTATCACCATAGGTAATAAGACAGAATTAAAGAAATCCTTGGTCTTTTCTGCCGCAGTTTTGCGACGTTTTAAGCGTTCAATTTCATCCTTATAGGTTTCAATCTCTGCTTCGATTAGGTTTTCTTTTCTACCAACTTCAACAAGGAAGTGGTCTAACTTATCAACTTTGGAACGAATCTGTTGATGAACAACTTGAAGCTTGTTCTCTAGCTCAGCCTTTTTTTGAGGCTCTTCTTCAAGCATAACTTCAAGTTCTGTGTCTATCATTAAGCCTATTAGCTCTTTGGTAGTTGCCATTTGTTACTCCTTAATAATGGTAATCGACTACAGTTAGCCAAATTTGGTCTTTGGCGTCTACATCATCTTCACTTAAGAAATCATCTTCGTCGTAATCTACAGCCTTATCTTTCAGGTCTTTCCATTCAGTTGTGTCATCGTACCAAATACCTTTTCCACCATTTTCATCTTTGGTATGTCGTACCCACTTGTCAATCATTATCCAAGATTCTTCACCTTGGTAACTGAACTCGTTTTCAAGTCCTTTCCAAAGTTTCTTGGTTAATGGTCTACTGTCTGAATGACCACCTTGAAAGTAATTATCACGAAGCCAAGGGTGTGTAGATTCTGTACTATTTGCTTTCTCTTGCCACCATTTATCTAAAGCTAGTTTATATTTCTTAAGATGTTCGCTATTAACGAACCTCTCATCATAGTTTTCTAGCTCTTCTTTTGTTAACAAGGATTTCAAATGATATACTAAATCATCCCAAGTTACTCCGTACTCTAGCTTGTCAAGTTCCCCTGACCACCTGCCGCCAATCACATACCAATCAGCTGGAGATGAATTCCACCTCCCGCCTTCTGATGAGAAACTATTCTCATTTAACCAGTTGGCTACTTCTAATGATACTTCTGCCGATGTTGCCTTGTTAAAAGGTATCACCTTACTATCAATATCATTAAAATCCTCTGCGCTTTGTGACGACGCTACTATTAAGCGTTGGTGCATAGTCTTTTCTCCTTAGTCTAAATGACGGTGTCCATTCAAGTTCGACATCTTCGAATAAATCACCATCAGAGTTTTTAAATAAGCTTACCTTCTTAGTGGTATTTTTGGCTTGGCCTTCAATACCAATAACTTTACGGGAAGCATTTTCAATCGCTCCAGAACCTTTACCAGCATACAAATCTAATACATCGTCTCTACTATACTGTCGTGAGACTTGAGAAACTTGTATTATTATACAGTCATAATTAACTGCTAGACTTGACAACTGATGAGAGATGTACCTAATGGCCTCATACTCTCCTCTTACTCCTCTCGGAGGTTCGATAAGGTCAATATAATCAACAACTACGCAAGCAGGATTAAGTTCTTTAATCTTCTCCCTTATCTGGTCGATAGTGGGAGATATAGTTTGAAAGACAATGTGATTAAGTAAATCCTTGTTATGATTATAAAGCATATCATAGTGTTGGTTTACATAGTCTTTGTCTTTACCGCTGATTATCTGAAGACTTCTTCTGTGCATATACCAGCCACTCAATTCTAATGAAAGATAAAGTGTTGGTATTTGCCACTCAGGACGAATCATATCCGACTTAGTATCATAACCTAAAACAAGATTATGAGCTAATGTGGTTTTATTTGCCCCTGTTGAACCGAATATAGTAACTAATTCACCCGGATACATAACAACATCTCTGTCAATATGTAGGTTTCTAGCCAAGTCAATTACTTTACCTGAAAAATCAGAAGTCAGTCTCTCTTTGAGTTCTTTATGTAAGTCCTCACTAGTATGAACATCAACAAGATAATCTTTCCTGTTGTAATGTATACAATGAGGTTTACAATACTCTTTCATAAGAGAATCGTGACAACTGTATTTATATCCAGCATTATAGACGGCCTCAACTTTTTCGTGTATCACTGTATCCTCCAGTTGATTGTCGTTCCAATAAAGTAACGACGCTTTGGTTGCATCTGAAGGAATACCGTTTCTACGGAAATGCGAGGCAATTCTAAGAATAGTATTATTCCTATTACCTTGGTGTGGGCCCTCTCGATACATCTGCTGTACACAGGGAACGATGTTTTTAGGCTCCACTACTGTTTTCAAAGCCCTAATCTGTGGAACTTCAGTGATAACTTGCTCTTCGAGCTCGCCATCAGCCCACAAATCTGGATAATCGTAGTCAAGTCTTTGTGTTTTTGCTAACTCAAGGATAGCATCTGCACTGAGATTCGTTAACTCGTTCATTTCCAATGGGATTTTATACAGTCCTCGCTTTTCATTGAGGGTATGTGGAAGACGATAGATTCCAGTTCGTTGATACACGCTTGCATCGAGACCGTCCAATAATGTTGTCATAGTGTTCTTCACTATGAAGGGGAGGTCTTTACTAGCAGGGAAATTGAATAACTCGCCGCTTAATGCGATGTGATATCCAGTTCCGCTAAAGTATGGTTGAATTGCTCCGCCGGGTACTCCCAGCTCTTGTAATTCAAATAGGATGCCTTGTGCTAACTTTAAAGTGAAAGCGTCGGTGTTCTGTCCCTTATCTATATCAACAAGAATCTCATCTATATACCTCATTCCGAAGTAATTCTTTAGAGTTCCATTCTTGTCTACATAAGTTTTACCCTCTTCATCATAGAAATACATACTACGATAAACAGGCTTATCCTTACCTTCGTCTAATATGTAGAGGTGCATTTCCTCTAATGGAATAAGGAGTCCCCGGTGACGAGGACTCCCTATTGCTACTTCAACCCAATG